AGCATTTGACCACGGCCTTGGCCTTAACCAATACGGACGACTGGTCCGTGAAACCAGAGAACGCTACGAGGAGATGGAATAATGGGACTAGATCAATACGCAGAGTTCCGCAAAGAACCTACGGCAACATTCTACTGGCGCAAACACGCCGCACTACAGGAGTACATGGAGCGCCTGTGGGTGGAAAGGACTGGACAGGACGCATCAGCACTCAACTGTCAGGACTTGCACCTCGACAGGGAAGACATCGAGGAACTCCGCAAGGCTATCCTGTCAGGCTTCAAGGACTGTCGCTCCGACGGCGGCATGTTCTACGGACACCAGTATCAGGACATGACGCTGGAAGAATACCGGTCGGACGACCTTCGGTTCTGCGACGAGGCCATGAAGGCTATCGAACGTGGCGAGACTGTCATCTACTCGTGCTGGTGGTGATCGGTGGGCATAGGCAAGACCCGCACAGCGTACGAGGCTATCGTGGACGATCTCTACGATACCTCGGACGGCTCTCGCCGTGACCTTGACTATATCTACGACATCACGGAGAAGTATCTAGACATCATGTCCCGAAAGGAACGACATGTCTGGTGCGAAATGTTCAAACTAAAACATGACAGGAAAAAGTAAATGAACATCTTCTATCTACACCCTGACCCGGTGGTCTGCGCCATCCATCACTGCGACAAGCACGTCGTCAAGATGATACTGGAAACAGCGCAGCTATTGTCCACCGCACACCGTGTCCTCGACGGAGACGACCACGCAGACTGGCACGGCATGTACAAGGCGACACACAAGAACCATCCGTCTGCCGTATGGGTACGTGAGGCCGTGGGCAACTACGTCTGGACGCACCAGCTACTGATCAGCCTGTGCCGGGAATACACCCACCGGTACGGGGGCAAGACCCACAAGACCGAGCGACTGGTCAAGCCACTGTCCCGACCACCTGCTCACATATCAAACAAACCGTTCCACACTCCGATTCCGCAGTGTATGCCGGACGAATACAAAGACCCCGATCCTGTGGTAGCCTACCGCCGCTACTACATCAACGACAAAAAGGATTTAGCAAGATGGAACAAGACGTCAGAGCCGACATGGTTCGTCTCGCCGGAAGAATACGAGAAGCAGGGGATGAACTCCACGATCTGTGTGTAGAACTGGCCGACAACATCGCCCGGACAGACCCGAATCGAGATTATCTATCATTTATTATAGGACAACTGGAGAAGTCGGACGATTCCGTCGATGTTGCCGCCCACCTCGTGGCCTGTGGTGTCGAGGCCATCATGCGATTCGACGACATCGACGACACAACGACAGCTATGCACTGACGACATACCAGCCATGCACCAGATGCACAGCTAACGCAATAATATTTCAAGAACTGGGGTAGACTTTTCAGTGACCATCGAATACTCTATGAGGGTCAACAACAACAGGAGGCCGATATGGCTGACTACACCTACAGCGACGGCGGTCGCAGCCAGTACTTCAAAGGCACAGCCGATGACTGCGCGGCACGTGCCATGGCAATCGCCCTGCAAATGGATTACAGGGAAGCCTACGACAAATTGGCAGAGGCTAATGCCAAAGGTCGGGACGGAGTCCGTAGCGCCAGAAACGGCATCTACAAGGATGATTTCGACAAAGTGTTGGCAGCACATGGATGGACTTGGGTAGCAGCCCCAAAATTCAAAGGCCGTAAAGCCTACGTCCGCGACATGCCAAAGGGGCGTGTGATAGCCCGAATGGCACGGCACTTTGTAGCCGTCATCGACGGTGTTGCCCACGACACATGGGACAGCACCCATAAGATGATCTACGGATACTGGGAGGGGCCGAAGGATGGCTGACTACAGGGGCTGGGTACATCTCGAAGATGAGATGCCCCGCATAGGTTCAGGGCTACGGATGGTCGAAGGTCAGGTCGGACGCAAGTGGGTCCGTCTCAGGTCAGCGACCAGCCCGACAACCACCGACAGATCACGTATCCATATCAGCATCTGGAGAAAAATTCTCCGACGAACAGAGAAGCGAGGAATACCATGGAAGTAACCTACCACGACATCGAGGCAATCAAGGTCAAGTCAGAGGATCGTGACTTCTACAAAGTAACCTACGTCACGGCCACCGACGCCTCGGGACAAGAGTTCACCATCCGACTGTTCGGAATCGACAACAACCAAATGAAGGTAGAAGTAGAATGAACAACCGTTACAACCTCCGACAGATCAGCCCGACAGGCTACGTCACCATCAAACAGGCAGCAGACCTATTCAAAGGAGAGATCAGTGCAGGTGGGATCAGACAAGCAGGATACGCAGGACGAATCGACATGGTCAGGGCAGGACAGGGAGGATGGTCAGCCGACAGAAAGAACCACAACGAGGTCTGTCTCCAATCGCTCTGGGAATATCTACAGGAGCGTGACCCCCGTGGCCGTCAGCTACGTAACGTCCGTGGCCGGGGAGGTGCCCAGTGAAGACGACATCAGAGAGTTCCTCGACGGTCTCGAACTATGGTACTCGGAGGCTGGAGAAGCCCGACAGGTCGGAAATCTTTCCGATGACGATGAATGACGGACGACCACCGTGTGACGACTGCGGTAGTCGGAGAGCCGACATCAGGTCGGGCGGTCTGTTCTACTGCCCCCAGTGCTGGAAGCAGTACGACATCAAATGACAAAAGGAATGTTAGGAGTTCTTATCATGGCGGGGTCTACCGGACTACTGATGGTACACCCCGTCGCAGCCCTCGTCGTATTCGTCATCGGTGGTCGTCTGGTGATGACTGCCGACTGGGATGACCTCTGATGGATTACGACCGACAACAAACATTCGATGCAGAAGAGAAGAAATAAAGTAACAATGGAAGAAACTACGGAGTGTATCAAACTCGATACATAGATATGTAGCCGCTGCGACACCGACTCCACAATAGGACAAATTGTCGCACCCCTGAAACCCGCAGAAATCCGGCATTTATTGTCGGGCCTGTGGGACAGGATCACCAAAGATAGTACCGATCTGGTACTAACGGGAACGTTGACACGAAATACAGACTTGCTATCCTTTTAAGGAGAGGAACCCCAATGATTAACGAAACCAAGAAGCACAGAGATAGAGAGACGATGACTACGTTTGATTTTGATGACGGCAATGGTCCAGTCCCGGCTCACAAACACCCTAAAGGTGGTGGATGGGTTGCTGATACCGCTACTGTTGATGAGACTGCATATGTAGGAGCCGAAGCTCAGGTCTTTGGCAATGCTCGGGTCTTTCACGATGCTGAGGTCTTTGGCGATGCTCAGGTCTACGGCAAAGCTGGGGTCTTTGGCAATGCTAGGGTCTTTGGCAATGCTAAGGTCTCTGGCGATGCTTGGGTCTCTGGCGGTGCTAAGGTCTATGATAATGCTTGGGTCTTTGGCGATGCTGAGGTCTTTGGCAATGCTTGGGTCTTTGGCAATGCTCGGGTCTTTCACGATGCTGAGGTCTATGACAATGCTCAGGTCCTTGGCGATGCTAAGGTCTTTGGCAATGCTCGGGTCTATGACAATGCTCAGGTCTACGGCAATGCTGGGGTCTGTGGCGATGCTCGGGTCTTTGACGATGCTTGGGTCTTTGGCGATGCTCAGGTCTTTGACAATGCTAAGGTCTCTGGCGATGCTTGGGTCTTTGGCAATGCTCGGGTCTTTAGCAATGCTAAGGTCTTTGGTAATGCTCGGGTCTCTGGCAATGCTTGGGTCAATTACAGTGCTAGGGTCTCTGGCGATGCATGTGATCGACTCACTGGCCGTGCAGAAAAGTCTGATACCAATGAAGACATCTTTATTGAAATGAATGACAAGCGATATAAGTTGGTTGAGATTGTGTGAGGCGCTGAATAGGCACGTGAGGATAAAGGAGTCCATTGACAACGGTGGTGAGGTAGTTGATAATGATGAGTAACCACCAATCAATTACAGGATTTCACCATGGCGCAGTGGAAACAGTTGAACGCATCGAGGGTCTTCCCGGATTTCAAACCGGTACGGAACCCTCGATGGCTCTGGAATCGTTACGGAAAGTTCTACGATCCCTTGGTCTGGGTGAAGGTGGACGGGAAAGTCCACGACAAATCCAAACCAAAGACTGGGCTTTCCAGCCTGTAGGTGCGGTCAGTAAATGTGACCGTTCCGAAGAGCGTCTTCAGCACGAGCGGTTCCATATCGGATTACTCCCTGTTTAATTTTGTTCCAGATGCTGGAGGTACGGCCATGACGGCCATGGCCTCCGACATTGAAGACATCGAACACAAGGGTGGCGTTATTGAATGTCATAGCGAATCTCCTGCCCCGGCATGGGGCCTCCGCCATAATATAATGCTGCACTGCAACATAGGCAAGACATGTCAGAAATCATAGCAATACCACTTGCAGTTGTACTACTCTTCGGTGCGATTGCATTCACCTTAATCTTCTTCCGAGGCAACGATGAGTGATTCAGAACCAGTCAAGACACATATCGAATGCCACCTGTGCGGATCGTCCGACGCGGGTGCCGTCTACACCGACGGACACTTCCACTGTTTCTCCTGCCGGGGGACTGAGCAGTCCTACTCCGGCGCACGGCTCGAAGAGGTAATGCCCTACATGGACAAGGACAACACAGTCATACAGATGCCCAGCGCCGCCCAGCGGCCTCAAGAATCCAACAGCCGCCTCACCGATATGCTGAACGGCCTGTCGTGCAGCGTCCTCCCCGACCGCAAGATCGCGGCGGCGGTGGTCGAAAAGTACGGCGTCAAGGTAGACAACGTCACCTACCGACACCTGTACCCGTACCGTGACAGGGACGGCGTCCTACAGGGCATCAAGACACGATACATCAGAAACAAAACATTCTCATGGGACGGGTCGGAACAGACAGTCCTGTTCGGGATGAACCTGTTCCCCGGCGGTGGCAAGACGATCACCATCTGCGAGGGGGAACTCGACACCATGGCAGCACACCAGATGAACGGGTCGAAGTGGCCTGTCGTCGGAATGCCGTCAGCCACCGGGGTCAAGGCCATCAAGGCCAACCTCGAATACCTGAACACCTTCGAGACAATCTACCTCGCCTTCGACAACGACGAGGCGGGTCGTCGGGCGACCGAGGACGTAGCCAACCTGTTCGAGCCGAACAAGTGTCGAGTCGTTGACCTCGCCCCGATGAAGGACGTAGGCGAATACCTTGCCGGGGGACAGGTCGAGGACTACACCCGGCGCTGGTGGAACGCCCTCCCGTTCACCCCCGAGGGTATCAAGCGAGGCTCGGGTCTCTGGGATTTGGTCTCGCAGGATGACGACACCCCGTCAGTCCGCTATCCCTACGACGGTCTACAGGAGATGACCTACGGCATCCGGGTCGGTGAACTGGTCACGCTCACGGCAGGGTCAGGCCTCGGCAAGTCAGCCGTCGTCCGTGAACTGATGTATCATCTGCTTAACGTGACAGAGGACAACATCGGCTGCATGTTCCTCGAAGAGGGCATCAAGCGGTCGGCCCTCGGTTTCATGTCGATTGCCGCCAACAAGCCGCTGCATCTTCCCGACTCCGAGTACACGCAGGAAGAACTACGACAGGCGTTCGACCAGACACTCGGAACCGACCGCATCTTCTTCTACGACTCGTTCGGATCGAACACGCTCGACAACATCATCGGGCGTGTCCGGCACATGGCGAAGGCGCTGGACTGCAAGTACATCGTCCTCGATCACCTGTCCATCGTTGTCTCCAGTCAGGAGAACGGCGACGAACGCAAGGCCATCGACGAGATCGTGACGAAGCTACGAATGCTGATACAGGAACTACGCATCAGCCTCATCATGGTCAGTCATCTGCGACGGCCACAGGGTCAGGGTCATGAGGACGGGGCAGCAACCAGTCTCAGTCAGCTTCGAGGCTCCGCCGCCATTGCCCAACTTTCCGACATGGTCATCGGCCTTGAAAGAAATGGGCAGCATGAGAACGAGGTGATGCGGAACACGACCACAGTCCGTGTCCTGAAGAACCGCTTCGCCGGGATCACCGGACCTGCCACCTACCTGTATTACGACAAGACGACAGGACGGTTGACAGAGACTGGCGAACCGGGACAGGATGGCCCCCATGACGACACACCCGTCTTCGACAACAGCCCACTGGCGGACTTCACATCATGAGACTTGTACAGGGACATGGAATCAACGACGTTGATGCCTCAACGTGGATTGTAGTTGATGGTCGGGAAGTTCGTGACCCGTACTACAGGGCGTGGACCAGTATGCTTAATCGATCCTATGATCCACTGTATCATAAACGTAAGCCAACGTATATTGGGACATCAGTATGCGAAGAATGGTTACGGTTTTCGGTCTTCAAGTCATGGATGGAGGAGCAGGAATGGGAAGGTAAGCAGCTAGATAAAGACATCCTCCTGCCCGGAAATAAAATCTACGCCCCCGACCGATGCCTGTTTATCACCCCGGCACTGAACAAACTATTGCTCGACAATGCCTCAAGACGAGGCAAGTATCCACAAGGTGTGTCGTGGCACAAACCTGCTAAAAAGTATCAGGTACATCGTAATATGAGAGGCGTTCGGACGCATATAGGTTTGTACGACACGGTTGAGGAGGCGAGTCGGGCATATCGGGATGCAAAGTCATCTCATGTACGTGAGATAGCCGATGAGCAGACGGAGCCTCTTCGATCTGCCCTGCATCGACACGCCGACAGGATACAACATGTCTGACGTCATCGTAGACATTGAGACGGATGACCTCGATGCTACGGTCATCCACGTTGCCTGTACCCGTGTGGTCGGCACCGAGGATCGTCGGACATTCACCTCAGAGAACATGGCAGAACTGCCCGACTACCTCCGGTCCTTCGACTGGATGTACGGACACAACGCCGTGAACTTCGACATCCCAGTCATCCATCGTCTGCTGGACGCCGACCTCGACCTCGCCAAGGTTCGAGACACCATGCTGATCAGTCAGCTTCTCTGGCCTGATCGTCCCGGCGGACACAGTCTCCGGGCATGGGGTGCCAGACTCGACGATGCCAAGATCGACTTCCACGACTGGAGCCTCGGGGCAACAGCCGAGATGATTGAGTACTGCCGACAGGACGTGGACCTGACACACCGTGTACTTAAGCACCTACAGGGCGAGGCGTACCAGATGGACAGGTCTGCTGCTGGTGCATCATGGAAGGCAGCACTGACCATGGAGCATCGTGTCCGTGCCGTGATGAACTCGGTCGAAGATCATGGCTACTATCTCGACCAGCCACGGGCGGCAACTCTTGTTGCCACCCTGTCCAATGAGGTTGCCGAGATCGAGGCCGAGGTTCTGTCCGGTCTGCCCGACATTCCCAAGCCTCGTCGCCTTGTCACCCCCAAGTATCGGAAGGACGGAACCCTATCGTCTGTCGGGCTGAAGCATCTCAACGATCCGTCCGTCTGCGGTGGTGAACACACAGCCATAGAGTGGCAGACATTCAACCTTGCCAGTCGTCAGCAGATTGCCGACCGTCTCCAGCGACAGGGGTGGGTTCCCCGGAAACGGACCGAGAAGGGACAGCCCATCGTCGATGAGGCCACGCTGTCGGCCATTGACCTACCCCTTGCTCAGAAGATTGCCCGTTACCTTCTGCTACAGAAGCGGGTGGCGCAGGTGTCGTCATGGCTCGACAAGGTATCGTCGGACAGCCGTGTCCGTTGTGGCTACCTGACACTTGGTGCCATCACCCACCGCATGTCCTGCACCGGGCCTAACCTACAACAGGTGCCGGGGCCGCAATCAGAGTACGGCTCGGAGTGCCGGTCGTGCTGGACTGTGCCGTCGGGACGACAACTCATCGGCACTGACCTTGCAGGTATCGAGCTTCGATGCCTTGCCCACTACCTGAACGACAAGGACTACACGGAGGAACTTATCAATGGAGACGTTCACACAAGAACTCAGCAACTTGCAGGATTGCCTACACGGGCTGGAGCAAAGACTTTCACGTACGCTCTGCTATACGGGGCAGGAAATGCCAAGCTGGGAACAATTGTCGGAGGCGGACCAGAAGAAGGTAATGCAATTAGGCAACGCTATCTCCGTGGTATGCCATCATTTGCTTCGTTACACCGAAGAGTTACCCAAGCAGCCGGGGCAGGTACTATCCAAGGCATCGACGGACGACGCCTCCGCATCCGCTCAGAACATGCAGCACTGAACACGCTGCTCCAATCATGTGCTGCGGTCATCGCCAAGCAGTGGCTGATCAACGTACACGAGACGTTGCCGCCGGGGGCGAACATCGTAGCCATGATTCACGACGAACTCTGCATCGAGGCCGATGCCAGTCTCGATCCCGAGGAGATCGGACTCATCTCGAAGAATGCTGTACAGGCTGTGGCCGAGCAGCTACAATTCAACTGCCCACTCGACTGTGATTGGAAGGTGGGTCACAACTGGTCGGAGACACACTGATGAAACGTGTAAAGTTCACGCCCGAAGATATCGAATACGCCAAGCAGGTAGCCCAAGACATCTATGATGAGTCGCGCCGTCAGGGACTAAATCCCGGCAACGCAACAGGTCGTGGATATGAAGCTAAGAACGAGATACTTGGTGTCATGGGGGAGATGGCCTACGCCAAGGCCACGGGCAGAAAGTTCGTCCCCAACATCAACCAGTTCAAGCGACCTGACGTCGGCGACACCCATGTCCGCAGCAGTTATTCATTAGGTCATATGATTCTCCGTCCCGGCGATGTGCCCGGTCTGTATGGCTTTGTTCATGTTGCTAGGGATCACACATCGGCAACGGTTGTCGGACACTTCGACGGGGCCGAGGCCATGACAGACAAGTATTGGCGCACCAAGGAGCAGATCGCTAACGTACTCGGGCCGGGTGACCCTGCTTGGATCGTTCACTTTACAAAACTTAAACCACTGGAAGAGGCAGCGTGATGAAGATCGAAGTAAACTTAGATGACGACTGGGTCGATGAGGTTGTTGCCGCATCGCTACGCGATTTCATCCGACGCAACTACAACACCCCCGACGTGCCAATCAAGGCAATGAAGAAAGTGCTGAAGTTCTATAGCGTCCACGAGGACTACAAGGATTTCATGGAAGACATCAAGGAATTGGATGACATTCATCGTCATCAAGAAAGGTTTGACTTCTAGTCCGAGAACTGCTAGAAGTTAGATTGTGCGATACAGAGGGGCCTCGCACACCCCCAGAAACCCGAAGGAAACCAAATCAAATGGCTACAATTACTGGAACTGCACACTGGGCCAAGGTACACGAAGCCGCCAACAGCCCGAAGTACCCTGACAACTACCAATACTCTATCGACATTGGTCCGTTGTCGGACGATGACATTGCCGAACTGACCGCACAGGGTCTGGGAGACAAGATCGTCCACAGTCACGCAAAGAAGGACTATACCCCGTGTATTACCTTCAAGCATCCGGCGACAGAATGGGCAACGAACCCAGAAGACCCCGACGGGGAAAACATTCAGGTTCCTTTCGAACCGAAGGTTGTTGACGCCGAGATGAACGCCGTTCCGAAGACAACGCTCATCGGCAATGGATCGACGGTGAATGTGGTGTACTTCGCAAAAACCTTCAAGAAGTATGGCACGACCTCGGCCCGTTTCAATGCCGTTCAGGTGATTGACCTTGTGCCGTATGCAGGGGCAACATCAGACCCGATGGCCGAACTTGCGGCCCTCAATGATGGGGCATCTTTCTCAGCATAGTAAGTCCGGGTCCGGGGGTGCCCGTCATCCACCCCCACCTAATTTCAGATGGTTTTGACTTTCCCAACCATCTGAAAGGGCGTTGCCACGAACAACGTTCCAGCAGGTCCGGGGGTACCTGTCCTACAAACCCCCAACTAATTGAGGCACAGCATGAAACGCATCGAAGACATTCCGCAAGACCTACAGACGGCGTTTGATCTCGGGATTTCAAATCCTGATCCCGAGAATGTCGAGGCGATGATGACGGACATGCGCGAGGCCGTGCTACGTTCCATCGGAGAACCGGCCAACAAACCGAAGACCCTTCGTATGTCGAACATGGGACGGCCCGACCGTCAGCTATGGTACGACATCAACCGACAGACCTCCGGCTCCGACATGCCGTACAGTCTGCGTATCAAGTTCCTGATGGGCCACCTGATGGAGGCACTGATCCTGTTCCTGATCAAGGAGGCAGGACACTCGGTCGAGGACGAGCAGAAAGAAGTCGAGATCGACGGCATCAAGGGACACATGGATGCCCGGATCGATGGCGTCATCACCGACGTCAAGACGGCGTCACGGTACGGCATGAAGAAGTTCGAAGACGCCCTGACCTTGGCCCTCGACGACCCGTTCGGATACATCGGTCAGATCAGCGGGTACGCACAGGCATGTGGCGATGACCGCGCCGCCTTCCTTGCCATCAACAAAGAGTCCGGTGAGATCAAGGTTTGCACCGTCTCCGGCAATCACATGATCAATGCAGAGGAGCGGGTCAGCCATGTCAAAACCGTCCTCAATTCTGATACGCCACCTCCGAGATGTTACGATTCGGTTCCAGAAGGGAAGTCGGGCAACCTCGGATTGGCGAAGGGTTGCAGTTTCTGCGACCACAAGTTTGAGTGCTGGGCCGATGCAAATGGCGGCGCAGGACTCCGAGGATTCCGGTACGCCAACGGAGTGAAGTATTTAACCCATGTAGAAAAGACACCGAATGTCGAAGAGGTCACCCTCTAGGGGACACTGGAAAAATCCGCAGCGTCTGAAACTGGACCCGGACAACTCATTCGGTTTTGTATATCTTATTGTAAATGTTCTGACCGGCAGAAGGTATATCGGGAAGAAGCAGTATCATCGTTACAGCAAAGGACGTCGGGGCAAGGTATCTGACTGGAAGTCGTACACCTCCTCATCCAAGCTGGTAAACGAGGACATCAAACAACTTGGCAAGTGTAACTTTCACTTTGAAATACTTGCCGAGTTTGATACCAGAAGTGGGCTGACCTACGGTGAGACTCATCTTCAGCATGTCTGTAATGTCTTGACGGAAACCGACGGAGAAGGCGAACGCCTGTTCTATAACCAGTTCATCGACAGAATCCGATTCATCCCGAAAGAGTTCATGACAGCAGAACAAAAAAAGAAAGTACTGTCTCGTGTCCTCGAAGATTTCTGTTGACCTCGACGATCAGTTAGAGGTAATCTCCCAGTCACCGTCAGGTGATCCCCATAAGTTATTGTTTCTGGCTGTTATCTTTCAGGCCATGCTTGACGCAACCAAGCCCGAGGCCGACAATGAATCAGCCGAAGCAGTGCTGGAGAGAGACAGGGCGAAAGGTTGGCTGTTCGCAACTGTTGGTGTGACAGCAGCAGACTTCGTAACCGTCTGTGATCTGGCAGGAGTAGACTACACACAGGTACGTTCGTTTGCCCATCAAGTTATCAATACCGGCGAAGCTACATTCATCAGAAGGAAAATCAATGCCATCCTCAACCACAGTTAAATCTGACGGCTGGTCAACCAGCTACTACGAACTGCCCGAGGGTGCGTCCGAGTTGCAGGATTTGATTGAGCATCGGGAGATGAATTTTTCTGTCGGGAATATATTCAAGGCGTGTTATCGTCTGGGTCGCAAGGACGGTGCGACAACGCTGTACGATCTGAACAAGATCAAGTGGTACGCCGAGCGTGAGATTGCCCGTCTCGAAGCAGAGAAAGAAAAGATCAACCCGTTCGAGCATGTGAACTAGGGCGAAACAATGAAAGAAGTTAACGGCCTCTGGCTCCCCGATTCCGACACACACTTTGCCGGTCCCGACTACGAACTCGGGACACGGAAGGTTGCCCTTGGCCTGACCAAGCGGCGACGTCTGGCCCTCGATGTCGGTGCCCATGTCGGCATATGGACACGGCATCTTGCCGAGGAGTTCGATGAGGTCTGGGCCATGGAGCCAAACCCTGAGAACGCCGAGTGCCTGACCCGGAACACCACCCATCTGGACAACGTGACCATCAGGAACGAGGGTGCGTCGTGGACATCGGACATGATGACGCTGGTCCACAATCGTCAGGGCAACTCAGGAATGTGGTCACTGGCCGCACCGGGGCAGAAGGCGGACGGGACAGCCTACTTCGTACAGGTCGTGCCCATCGACACACTCGCCCTGCCGCATCTGGACTTTCTGAAGATCGATGCCGAGGGACACGAACCCGCTGTCCTCCGGGGTGCAAAGGATACCATCGAGCGTTGTCGTCCTGTCCTGTGCCTTGAGGTGAAGGGCAACGGCGTGTCGTACGGGATGGTGGCCGACGCCATCAACATGTCTCTGTCAGATTTTAGTTTTGAATACTACCCGCACCGCGTAGGATCAGAGATCATCTACACGCCTGACGAGACAGCATGGCCGGATTGGTGATGTGGGAGTATTGGTGCAAGGCGATAGGACAGAAGGCATATGACGACGACGACAAGGCAGACACTGTCGCCATCATTCGATCCGTCTGGGTCTTCCTTCATATCGCTACCTGCCTTGCAATTATTCTAAACGCCATCGCCAATCACGGTTGGCGTTTGATAGGACTGTAGACATGGCAAAGAAAACAGAGCAGCGGGTTATCCAAACCAAGGTCAAGCGACGCACCAAGCCGGTCGGCCACCGACACTCAAAAAACATCGGACGACGCTCGACAATCGCCCGTAAGCGTGGTAGATACTAACCACTGATCCCCAACAATCAGACCCAGTAACTCAGCAAACTCAGCGGAGAATCCCAGAATTATGGCAGAACCACAAGACTATCTCAAAAGCAAGTTGGCGAGTCAAAAACTCGTACATAAAATCAAAAATTACTATGCCGACCGGGGCTATCCGAACGTCCGTGTATGGGTGGAGGAAGAAGTGGTTGGCCGTCAGAAAATCTATCAAGTCAGGTCTAACCTGCGCTTCACCGTGCCGGAGATAAACTAATGTTGTCCAACCACCTACCCACCCAGTATCAACAGTTCATTGCACTCAGCCGCTATGCCCGATGGTTGCCCGAAGAGGGGCGACGAGAGACATGGTCGGAGACGGTGGACCGGTACGTGGATAACGTGGTTGCACGTTGCATAGACGATGAGTCAGTCGTCGAAGAGTTGCGAGACGCCATCCTGTCTCTGTCCGTCATGCCGTCCATGCGTATGCTGATGACTGCCGGACCAGCCCTCGACCGCGACAACACTGCCGGATACAACTGCTCGTACATTGCTGTCGATGACATGAAGGCGTTCGACGAGGCCATGATGATCCTGCTGTGCGGGACGGGTGTCGGCTTCTCTGTCGAGCGTCAGCACATCGCCAAGCTGCCCGAGGTTCCAGAGCAGCTATTCGATTCCGAGGACGTCATCGTCGTCCACGACTCGAAGGAGGGCTGGGCCAAGGCGTACCGTAAGCTAGTCGCCATGCTCTATGCCGGTGAGATTCCGAAGTGGGACGTCTCGAAGGTCCGCCCTGCCGGTGCCAAGCTGAAGACATTTGGTGGTCGTGCCTCTGGTCCGGAGCCGCTTGTCGATCTGTTCCGTTTCACGATCAACGTATTCCAAGGGGCCGTCGGTCGTCGTCTGAACAGCATCGAGTGCCACGACATCATGTGCAAGATCGGTGACATCGTTGTCGTCGGTGGCGTACGCAGGTCAGCCATGATCAGCCTGTCCAACCTGTCCGATGACCGAATGCGTCATGCCAAGTCTGGTCAGTGGTGGGAGCAGAACGCACAACGGGCACTGGCGAACAACTCCGTGGTCTACACCGAGAAGCCCGACATTGAATCGTTTATGCGCGAGTGGACTGCCCTGATCGAATCCAAGTCTGGTGAGCGTGGCATCTTCGCCCGGTACGCAGCAGACAAGCATGTCGAGAACCATGGTCGTCGCAAGACTGGCTACGAGTGGGGGACGAACCCATGCTCCGAGATCATCCTGCGTAACAACCAGTTCTGCAACCTGACCGAGGTTGTCGTCCGGTCTACCGACACCGTAGAGTCGTTGAAGAAGAAGGTCCGCCTCGCCACTATCCTTGGCACGGTGCAGTCTACCTTTACCAAGTTCCCCTATCTTCGTCGCGTCTGGACGAAGAACACGGAGGAGGAGCGGCTGCTTGGCGTCAGCCTGACAGGTATCATGGACGCCGTGGTCACCAGTCATCCCGACCCGGAGGTTCTTGCAGAACTGCGGCAACTGGCCGTGGACACCAACAAGGAATGGGCCGAGCGTCTGGACATTCCGCAGTCTGCTGCCATCACCTGCGTCAAGCCGTCCGGTACGGTGTCGCAGCTGGTCGATGCAGGGTCTGGCATCCATGCCCGACACAGCCCGTACTATATTCGTACGGTACGTGGCGACGTCAAAGACCCGCTGACCCAGCTGATGGTGGACGAGGGTGTCCCGGCAGAGCCGGAGGTATTCCACCCGGACTCGACCATGGTCTTCTCGTTCCCGGTCAAGTCGCCAGAGTATGCGGTGACCCGGAACGACATGTCCGCACTGGAGCAGCTAGAACTCTGGAAGACGTACGCCGTCAACTGGTGCGAACACAAACCGTCTGTCACCATCAGCGTCCGTGATGAGGAGTGGCTAGAAGTCGGTGCATGGGTCTACAAGAACTTCGACCTGTGCAGCGGCATCAGCTTCCTGCCGCACTCTGATCACACCTACCAACAGGCACCGTATCAGGACTGTGACGAGGAGACGTATCAGGAACTGCTGGGCCGTATGCCGAAGATGATCGACTGGAACCGTCTCGGTGAGTACGAAGCCGAGGACAATACCGCCGGATCACAGACACTGGCATGTACCGGCGGGGTGTGCGAGGTTGTCGATCTAAATGCCGCGTAAATGTAAATCCGCCTGTCGTCTTGACGACGAGAAGAAATATTGTGTAGGCTGCGGACGAACTATCGAAGAAATTCGTCAGGCGTACGCTGACTTAACCAAGGAGAAGTAAATGCTAGAGATCATTCTTGCTATCATGCTGGGCCTCAGTACTATTTTTAGTCTGCCGTCCGGCGAGGTTAACGAGTACGGTCAGCCCCAGATTTACGGTTGGGGTAACGAGACCATGGACAAGTTCGGTAACACCGCCGCAGATCGTGAGCGTCTGGCTGCTGAGAAACTTGCTCAAGAGAATCCGGCCACCAGAGGTAAGTAAAAAAAGTCTTTGTGAAGGTCGTCGTATCTGATGATTATGTTCCCATGGATATATTCATTGGATACGACGCCTCCACTGTCGAGGCCTACGTCGCATGTACGGGTTCGATTCGTGAGAACACCCGTGACGAAACACCGAATATCTTCGGACTGAATCACCGTAAACTTCGAGAGATGCGCCTCTTCGAGAGGAAGTGGTACGTCGATGAGATCGGTCAGTATTGGGATCAGGAGGATGGCAGACCATTCTCCACCGAGTTTTCCTTTACCCGGTTCTGCACCATCCCACTGGCCCGGAGTCTCCACATTCGAGACTGGGTCATGTTCTGTGACTCTGACTTCATCTTTCAACACGATCTCACCAAGCTGTTCGACTACTGCCGGGATCATCCCGACAAAGCCCTGATGACTGTCCAGTTCGACTGGCAACCCGAGGAGGGTGCGGTCAAGATGGACGGACGACAGCAGAGCCAATACAGCCGAAAGCTGTGGTCGTCGTTGATGATGATCAACATGGCCCACCCGTCGAACGCCAAGATGACACCGACAGAGGTAAACCTGTCGTCAGGAACTCGGCTCCACAATTTCTTCTGGCTGGAGGAACACGAGATAGGTCGTCTACCAGATCAATGGAACTGGATCGAAGGCGTGAGTAAACCAGACCTGATACCCGGCGGCGTACACTTCAGCCACGGGTTGCCCATCCATCCGGGCTATGAGGAGTGTCGATACGCCGACGAATGGTGGGGGTATCTCCGCCGCCAGATGGCACACCTTGCCGAAGACGATAACTTTACCGGAATACAGCCATGAACAAGTACGTACTGGTAACGTCGTTCAACAAGGACGGCTTCGAGAAGTATGGCCGACGGATGCTCGACTCCGTCGCCAAGCACTGGTCCTCCGACATCGACATCCGCATCTGGTATCACGACTTCGACCTGTTAGCCGAGGACGGTCTGCCGGAGGCCGACCACATCACCTACCACAACCTGAACGATGTCTCTGAACTGATTCTGTTCCGCAATCGGCTGAAGGATTTCGAGCCACCGAACTGGCGCATGGACGTCGTCAAGTTCTGTCACAAGGTCTTTGCCATCACCGAGACCTGTCGCAGCCTCGTCTCTGACCCCGAGGATCAGACACCGTACAGTCTGCTCTGGCTCGACGGCGACACGGTGACGACCGACCGGGTAGAACCTGCATGGCTGGACAGTATCCTTGACTTCAGCCATGATGTCACCCTTCTGGAACGTCCGGTTGCCGACTACGCCGAGACCAGCTTTATGCGCTTCGCTCTCTGGCCTGACCGCGAGGCGGCATTCAACGTACTCGAAGATGTCCGGGCTGCGTACGACAGTCTGGAGGTTCGTGGTTATCGTGAATGGCACGATGGTTTTGTCTTCCAGCGCATCATCAACCTGCACCAGAATCACGGACTGCTCGTCCAGAACCTGTCGCCCGAGGCCAAGACACTCGACGCATTCCATACGTCGCCACTGGCCGACAAGATGGAACACTTCAAAGGTGCCAAGAAAGATAAGAAAGCAGCTACCAATGCCCCTAAAGAAATTCCTATTATGGTTCAACCCAAGGACTCTATGCCGGATGATTACATCAAGAATAACATCGTTGAAAACGTCAAACTTATCGACCGATGGGTTGAGCGGTGCCGGGTCCATGGAGGGACTGGGGTCGTCGTCTCCGCAGGACCATCAGTAGATTACGATCTGCTCCGTCAGAAATACTACGACGGGAAGTTTGTCAGTAAGAGCCACATCCTCTGCGTCAAACACGCCCTGCCCCGGATGCACGAGGCTGGTATTGTCCCGTGGGGATGTATTGTCCTCGACCCCCGACCCATCGACGGAGAGTCTACGCACGGTATTCGACGCAAAGACCTGTTCGAGAACTTCGACAAGCGTACGATCTTCTTTGTCGCGTCCATGACAGACCCGTCAGTGACCCGACACCTGATCGAGAAGGGTGCGACAATCATCGGCTTCCACGCCTATTCCAACGCCATTCAGCGAGTCGCTGCCGAGGAGGACTTCCCCCTCGATCCGGATACTGTCTACATCACGGGCGGCACATGTGCTGCAACACGTGCAGTCGGACTGCTACACACCCTCGGGTTCCGCAATGCAACCATGATCGGGCTAGACGGTTCATTCCCGGAGCCGCCGGACGAGGAGAAAAACGACAAGATAATGAGCCACGACGGTAAGGAGCGAGAGAAGTATCTGTCCGTCAAGATCAACGACCGGCAGTTCTGGACGACAGGCGAACTACTCGCCATGGCACAGGATTGTGAACGTCTGTTTGACAAGACCGACATGGATATGGAACTGTCGTTCATCGGGGAAGACACGCTCTGTGCCGAGACGTGGAAGAACCGTAAGATACGTGAACTGAAGAACCTGAAGGATATTGCCCGTGGGTATTGAGACAACGACGTACCGTCTGCTCCAGCAGATAGAACCGGAGGACAAGACGTGCCTGTGTCTGGGCTACTCAGACCTGCTCGTCGATCCCGAACTCATCAAAGGTGAGTACACAGAACTGGAGGACGCCGACAAGATTCGGTCGTGGCACAATTGGCCGCACCCGGTGTACGACACAACAGAAGTGTTGACCAAGGAACTCGGCTTCAGAAAGGTAGACTATGTTGACATTGTTCAGGCGCGTGGCCCCGAGCGTATCGTGGACCTCAACTACCCGGAGGACTGGCCGGAGAAATATGATGTCGTCATTGACGGCGGCACTGCCGAACATTGCTTCAACGTCGGACAGGTATTTGCTAATATCCTTTCCGCTGTTCGACCTGATGGTGGCGTGGTCGTCCATGTAAATCCGCTGAACATGATGAACCACGGCTTCTGGAACATCAGCCCGACAGCCTATGCCGACTTCTACCGGGACAACGGGTTCGAGATGTTGGGTGGCTGCGGTGTCACCGGTCCTGTGTCGAATCGTCAGGTCGTCGAGTACACCAAGAACCACCTGTATGGCAGGTTCCAGTTCGAACAGCCGGTCGAGGTGACGAACATTATGGCGTTCCGTCGTATGACCAAGGTTGACGGACCCGTGGTTTGGCCCATGCAGAGTAAATATCGATGAGTGATGACAAGGATAAGGTAGTCTATCTGAAGGGGAAGCAGCAGGTTCCCACCCCAGAGGAGGATCGGGCAGAGGCTTTGCGTACCATGACCGAGTGTCTTAGCATGGTAACTGCCAAGGTAGCCTCTGAACAGGTTGACGGCATGATTGTAATTACGTTTAACAAAGACAACACGTCAGAAGACTACCTCGTCGGCCAACTTAACATGGCGGAGGTCAGCCATGTATTGCAATGTTTACTGGTTAATAATGTCCTTCTGACACAGATTGACTTTAGAGACTTGGAGACATGAATGGACGTAGACCTGCGTATGCTGCTGACATTGGGTGGAATGCTCGTGTCGGTGGTCTCCGCAGCCGCTATTGCTCGACAACAAATCAAACAACTAACAGAACAAATCAAGGATATCGAGACACGGCTGCGACAGCTGGATAATCGACTCGATAAGAACGACAACAACACCGACTCGATGCTGCAACGGATGGGGATATTGGCTGATATGATGTCCCCTGATACAATGGAGCGACGCCACAGGGAGGTAGAAGCCCTGAAGAAGGACGTCGAATACCTGAAGAAGGCAGCATCCTGATGCTCGGTGGAATCCCCCTAGAACTGGTTACAATGCTCGGCAGCAGCCTTCTCGGCGGTGTCATGACCATCTGGTCACAGAACATGAAGTCGAAGCAGGAGGCCTTTCAGAGGGCCATAGACGGCCTTGCAGCGCAGTCTAAGGCCACGGACGAGGCTAGGCGGTACGAGAACCGTGGATTCCAAATTACCCGCCGTATCATCGCCCTGTCGGCCATCGGTGCGGTCATTGTCTGGCCGAAGGTTGTCCCTGTCTTCTGGCCCGAACTGCCCGTGGTTGTCGGGTGGACGGAGTGGAACCCCGGCTTCCTGTTCATTACTGAGGGTGAGGAGCAGACTGTCTGGCAATCCTTGAAAGGGCTGGTCATCACCCCGCTGGATACGCATCTTGTCTCGGCTATTATTGGACTCTACTTCGGTGCGTCCATGGTAAAGAACGCCAAGTAGTTACTCGAAGATAACCTCGGGCAAATCGTCCGGGTCTGCCATGTTCAGGTTCTTGTTGTCGTAGACCCGTTCAATTGTCCGGAACATCCGGCGTAATTCATATACATCCAGTTCAGGATTACTTCTCCTGACTTCCTTCCAGAACTCATTGTTGGTGGATAGGCGCTTCACGGCTGATCGGTCTCGTAACAGACGGCCCCGCTCCCGACGGGATCGTGGCATTGCCGACTTGAGATCGGGGTCGCGCATTACCCGACGGGCAGCGGCCCGACTACCTGCCAGTGTCTCAAGATCGTCGAACAGGTCGGCGATGTTGGCCTGAATACCCACCTGACGACCAAGTTCTTCCTCGTACTCACGGGCCATTCGCTCATAGTCAAGGCGGTCTGTGTAGCTTGGGTCGCGGAGCAGCTGTCCGATACCTCGTCGATATGACGACCATCCTGTGTTCAGATCACGAGACTGTTTACTAAGTGCAAAGCCGGTTGTTGCGTCCACCTCGAAGCGGCGTTCCGGGGCGAAGGTTAGAGCTAGACCGCTTCGGTAGAAGTATTCCCCGACATCCTCAATCGAGTCGATCTTCTTGCCTTCTGCCCCGAAGTATCGGGGGGAAACAACCCGCTCAAGGTTCGGGTCGAGTACGTCTGCCTCGGTTACCAGTTCTCGGGCCATCTTGGCAAAACCGGGTTCTAATGTACGGTACGCCTTGCCGATATAATACTGTGCTGTACGATCATCGCCCTCATTGGCGGCAATAATCGACCGGTACACCGACATGCCCACGTCTAGTGCCAGAGACCGATCAACAAACGGGCTGACGACGTCCCTGATAGCACCGGGCATCGTCTCAGCAAGGGCATCCTCTACCGGTTTTCCTGATGCAGCAGCAGCCATGACCCGGTTCGCAATCTGACTGATCGGGTTGAACGGGTTGATATATCCCAGATCGCGGTAGGTGATGGTACGTTTCCCGTCCTTGTCTTCCTCGACCCCGGTGATGACAATCGGGTTGTATTTGTCGAACGATAGGTAGTCTTTCAGAGCCGAGGCAATCTCATCGTACCCGTTCAGTTCGTTCCATGCGTAGGCACCCCCGACAAGACCGGCATTGAGTGACGCCAGAGTGGTAGGCCGCATGGCCCAGACTGACCAT